TTACATCACTTCTTTCAGTTCCGCAATCTCCCCTTGTGTCGTATTTGTGCCGTAAACTCCAAAAACAACGTCGATCTGCTTAGCGTGTTCCGTTAGATGATTCGGTGACAGGTGTGCATATCTGCGAACCATTTCTACAGACTCCCACCCACCCATTTCTTGTAGTGCAGAGATAGGAACGCCAGACTGAACTAACCAACTTGCCCATGTGTGCCGGAGGTCGTGAAAACGAAAGTCTTCTATGCCAGCTCGCTTGAGTGCCGATCGCCATGCCTTATTGCTATCGACTCTCATTTTGCGTAACTTCGGAGCAACTTCACCGTTAGGTCGAATGCATGAATCCTCATGTACGAATACCCATCGGTGATGCTTACCAATCTGACCGCGAAGAACAGAGCAGGCTGTGTCGTTGAGTGCCACCCCAATTGCTCGGCCTGCTTTTGCGTCTTCTGGATGTATCCATGCCATTTTTCTCTGCATGTCTATCTGTGACCATTCCATATTTAGAATGTTTGAGCGTCGTAGACCAGTAGCCAAAGCGAAAATTACCACGCTGCGGAAATGCTCTGGCAATTCATCGAGAAGACGACGAGCTTCATCTTTAGTCAGCCAACGAATTCGACGGCCGCGCGGTGACTTGGCCTTTACTACCGGAACCGAATTTAGCCATCCCCATTCATTAGCTGCTATACGAAGTAGAGAGCGCATGAATGCCTGATGAGAATAGATGGTAGATTGCGTTACCGGTTTTGATTTGTATTCAGGAACCGGCTTTCCCTCCCTCATCAGCCTGTCACGTTGCTTCTCCCATCTAGCACGGTGAGACCGGTTCTCCATTTTCGATAAGGTGGCCTGTATCCGGTCGTTAGTTATTTCTCCGATCGGAACGCCGCGAAAGTGAAGAAGAAAGAAGCCGATCTTTGATTTATCGGCATCTAGCGACCGCTTATGTGACTTTTCATTCAGCCAGCGTAAACAGGCTTCTTCGAATAGCTTAACTGGCGCTTCTCCCAACTTCTCAGTTCGCCACATCTCTGCTTTTAGTTTGTCGTGCAACTCCTTTGCTTGCCGCTTGTCCGTTGTCCCAAGAGACTGTCTAATTCTCTTCCCACTAGGCGTAAAGAAGTCACAGTGGTAGACACCGTTTCTTTGTTTGATTGACATACAAGACCCTCATCCTGTTCGCCAACCGCATTCACGGCTTGATTGTTGATCCGTGGGCGAACTGATTCAATACAATCTGATTTCAATAGGCGGTAATCGCCACTCTTTCCATTTCTGCCGGTTCGCCCGGCACGCAACCTGCCAGACTTAACCCATGCATAACCTGTGCTCAAACTAATCTTGAGGAATGCGCAGGCCTCCTCGAGCGTAAATATTTCCTCGTTCATCATTTATCCTTATCCGTCACTTTCATGCAGTAGCAAGACAGCACCATCCACGGCTTAAATCTGCCGCATAGTGGCGCTATCTTTGCTGAATGCTTATCGAGTAACTGGCGGTATGTTTGAGAATTGTTTTTGCTGCGGAGTTCTGTGAGAAGGGCTCTTGCTACATTGCGGATCGCGTTGTCATGTTCTGCTGTCATGTCATGCCGCTTTCACTCCAGTCATAATGCCGCTGCCGATTGCGATCAGTTCGTCGCGTGATACGGTAGTAAATTGGCAACGTGGTTTGATGAATGGCCGCCAGATGAATAGCAGACTGCCTTTGCTGTTTCCGTTTTTACCGGGCTTGCCGGTCCCAGCGTTGATGAATGACAACCGGCCACCAGTGATTAGACGGACTTCATCAACAGACTCGAGCGCCAGAGAAAACCAACCGGTTGATGTATCAGCAGGGAGTAACATCACAACCAGCTGGCTTTGTGCTTTGCACTGCTCTGCTGCCTTTTCTACCCACGGAGTGATGGCGGAGTAGGGTGGATTGCACCAGATAGCGCCGTAGCTTACCCACTCGCTATTCAATGCATCATCGCGCTCTGTCAGATATCTAGCACACAAGGTGTTTCCGTGGTCGGCTGCCGCGTCGAGATAGAAACCAAACTCAGCATCAAGCGCGGCGAATACCTCTATCGGCGTCTGCCACCGGTCTTTATGTTCGAGTGGTGTATTGCTCGCAAACTCACTCACGCTGCATTCCCCCACACTTTGGATAAATCCCTAGGCCGCATCATCGATGTAGCCACATATGATTTCTCTCGGTTGATAATCTCGATGAAGAATTTCTCTTAGCCAACTTTGATTGTGTATGTAACGCCTTTCTTGGTTGGCCCATAGTCTCCGTACTTGGTTTGATGGAGATTTAGAGCAGCTTTCATAGCTGCTCTTTCCGTTCGTTCAGGATGGCCTTTAATGATATGTCTCATAAACCTTCCAAATTTAGGCAATAAAAAACCCCGCCGGAGCGAGGTTGTAATTCTTAAGACGTAAATAAGCATGAAAGTCACAGCTGTTCATTCACTAGTAAATTAATTACTAATTATTAATGAGATTTTTTATAAATGGCTCCACTCAGTGAGTGTAGTTCAGAGTCGACTTTAGTTAGAGTTAAATCTCCCAGCGTTCCTTTAATAATGAGTTTATTTTCACCCTCTTTAAATAATAACCCGTCATATCCATTGTAATAGGTGTTATCTAAAAAGGTAACTCTAATATTATTAGTGCTCTCATCTTTTAATACTGAAAATGAACATAAAGCAACACAGTTTTTATCAGTGCTTTTCCATTTCCCGAAAAGATTCCCCTCCTTTTCATAAACATTTCCATTGGTGCTATATATATACTTTCCCTTTTTTACGATTAGAAAATCGCCTAAGTTACCTTTCACTAAGTATTTGTTACGTTCAACTAAAACTAATGGGCCGTTTGAACCTTTGTAGAAAGGCCCCTGATCAAATTCGACTATTTTGTCAGAGAATGCATTCTCTCTTTCTATAACTGTAAAACCACAAAGAACATCACAGTTACTGTCTTTGTTAATCCACCGCCCTAGCAGGTCATCTTCATTTGAATCGCAACCTGATATTAAAATTGCCAAAAGAAAAAACAAGAGAAATCTTATATTCATAACCTCAATCCATAAGTAACAGTATAACTTTCTCAATTTAGCATATTTAAAATTAGAGTTGTTCTGCTTTTTATCTACAGTTAGGTTTTGCAGATACTTGGAACTGTTATGCAAGTAAAAATATATTAGTCCCCGCGATAAGCGCCAGCGCCTGTATAGTGATATGTATTCATCTCGTCGTGAGATTCATCACCTTTCGAGTAGTCGCGGAGCATGTGGGCTGGCAAAGGTGGGTTGAATGACGCTCCGCGGTTTCTCCGGAAATCGACAGACCATTCAAACCTTGATTTACCGTTAAATTGTGGGTTTGGCTCTCCTTCTCGGAGTTTTGGTAATAGCGCCATAACTCCAGCCACGATTGCTTTTTTCTCTTCTTCAAGACGAGTTTTATCAGGCAGGCCATTAGCCCGCTTAGGTGTGTTCATGGGATAGCCTGCTGAGATTTAGATGGAGAAGATTGCGTGAGTAGGGTGCATTAAGCCGAGAGGCGCGAATGGTATATCGTCATCAAAGTCCATTGGTGGTTCTTCGTTGCTCTGCGGTGCTTGCTGCCCGCTTTGCTGCGGGACTCTGTTTTGCGCTGGCTTGGATGATGGATCCTGCTTACCGCCGAGCATCTGCATGGTGCCGCCAATGTTTACGACGATTTCAGTGGTGTATTTTTCAACGCCAGCCTGGTCGGTCCACTTACGAGTCTGCAAAGCACCTTCGATATAAACCTGAGAGCCTTTACGCAGATATTCACCCGCAACCTCGGCTAGCTTCCCGAATAGCACTACGCGATGCCACTCAGTTTTTTCCTTCTGCTCGCCAGTCTGTTTGTCACGCCAGCTCTCTGATGTGGCCAGCGTGATGTTTGCCACTGCGCCTCCGTTCGGCATGTATCGAACGGTCGGGTCATCTCCCAAATTTCCAACAAGAATTACCTTATTTACGCCTCTACTTGCCATTTATGCCGCCTTTTTTAGCTCTGTAGCACGATGCTTAAAAACATCTACACATTTGGTTTGATGCTCTGCTGATGATGCAAGGGCATTCCATGTGGTTTTGTATATCCCTTGTAGCTCTGCCGCGCTTTGGCAGTCGGTAGCCTGTGCCGTGAAATCAGCTAGAATCTGGTCTAGCGTCTGCGGAGATGGGTTGTGAACCTGACTATCAGGATCTTGAGCTGTTTCCTCGGTCGGTATGCAGAACGCTTGGAATGCAGCGTATTTGTATGCGATAGACATGGCTTTGTTCGTCGCTTTGTCTCCGCTATCCATAGCTTCGCCATACGTGGTTACCGTGTGCTTTGAGTCATCCTCAATAGCTACAAAGTCGAATTCAGCTTTAACTACTACATAAAAGAGAACACCGCCTTTAGCTGTAGTGCGCTCGGTTACTGTGCGCTCGATGATTCTTGGAAGGATTACCAGACCATGTTTAACAAGGGCAGGGGATAGTGCGTTGTAAACATCATCAATTCCTCGGAACTGAAAACCTTGTTGCTGGTTACGCTTGTCTTTTGAAATCCCGACTTCTGACATATCCTTTGCTACGGCTGAGATTGCCTTATAAACAGCGCTCATGGTCACCTCGTATTATTCGTTGTTCCTGCTGGCCAGTGCGGTGATCTGCCACCGCTTCTAGTTGAGCAATCTGGTCGTTCATAACCGGAATCATCTCGGCTGATTGCATCCACTGGATTAGCAGTTGTTCCAGTGGGTCTATTGTTTCGTTCATGCTGCCACCTGCTTTTCGCTAACGCTGTAGCCGAGCTCGTTCAAGTATTCGAAAACGGCCGCCATATCGAGTTGAGTCATGATCTCTTTCGAATCTGTTTCACCGAAGAGAGCGGCATTTTCAGCAATCACTCGCATTTCTCCTGCTCGGTCACCGCATCTGGTGGTGACATTGCTGCATAAAAATTGAAGTTTCATGGTCTACCTTCCTGTCTCAACATATCAACTAGCTTGTCTAACCAGCTTTTACGAGGTGGTGGGGTGAAGCTGGCAGAGGTAAGGCGGTTAGATGGGTGATGCTGGATTTTTAACAAATAGTTGGTAGAGCAGCCCGATGCGGACTGCCCAGCAAGTGCAAGTTGCATATGGGCTATTCCTTGAATTTGATTAGTAGTTGATGCTTATTGCGGTGATGTTGCCTTTGGCTATTTCCGTAATGCACAACTTGGCGCATTCTTCCGGCACACCTGCGGCGATAAGGTCTTGTAGTGCTTTGTTGTTTATTGTTTTGCGGTGTTCTTTATCAGCTGCGCGGCGAGCTTCTTCATCCTTGATGCGTTTTTCTTCGGCTAATCGAGCCTGTTCCTTCTGCTCGTTTTCACGCTTAATTCGCTCTGCTTCTTCGTGAGCCTTTCGTTGCTCTTCGGCAATGGCTTGCTGTTTGTCGCGCTCGGCCTCTTCAGCGGCTTCTTTCTTCTCACGTTCGGCTCGCTGCTCCGCTTCTATGCGGTCACGCTCTGCTTGCTCTGCCTGAGTTTTCAACACAGCTTCGCGGTGGGCTGACTCTTCACGTTCTCGCTGTGCTTCCTGTTCCATAGCAAGTCGAGCTGCGTTTTCTGCAAGTCTCTTTAATTCTTCTTCGTAAGCTATCCGTTTACGCTCTTTTTCCGCTTTGGCCTCAACGGCGTCACGGTCGAACTTCTCGTTCATGAGCAAGGCCATTTCATGATCAGCTTCAATCTTCGCTGCGCGCTGACGGTCGAACTCTATATTCATTGCCAGTGCTTCTTCATACTTGGCGTTCATTTCTTCTTCGGCCTTGATACGCTCCTGCTCAGCTTCCCACTCTGTAAGTGGTCGGCGAACCTCATCCTTAAGCGCATCGAGCCGCTCACGCACTAATCGGCGGCTTTCATCAATCTGCTTTGGCAGCGCCTTTAGTTCGGCTACGAGGTCTTTACCAGCATTGTCGATATAGGTTTTCGAACGGGCAACTTTATGTGCCATAGATGCGATAGCGTCTCGGCCTTTCTTTGTCGATAAGTCCGGCACCAGACTGCGAGCCTCTTTCTCGATAGCCTCAATAAGTGGGTCTAGCTGCTCTTGGCTGGTGAAGACCGCTAGAGCATTGGTCTTCTCAATGACGACTAAATCTGTAATTGAGCTCACTGGCGATCTCCTTTGTTGGTTTCATTGCAAAACGCCTACGCTTTGCGATGAATAAGTTTGTTTAGGTGAGGTATATCAACGCTTTCTGAACATCTGGCATAAGCACAAAATTGATGGGGGGATTAGTTGGTATGATTGCCGCCTATCCTAGAAGACTTGTCATATACGGACATATGAGCTTTCCCGACTTGAACATGCCACCCTGCTCAAGTCGGGATTTTTTTTGCCCGAAATTTGGTACAAAAAAACCGCATTTAAGCGGCTGTAGTTGCTGGGGTTGACCATGCTTTATTGAATGCTTGCATAGCTTCTTCTGGGCTACTTCCTACACCGACAACTCCGGTTGGTAAGTCACCGTAAACTGCCAGCCATTTATCTCCATCCTGAGTAAGTCGCGGCTTGTAGAGTACGCTTGGTTCACGCATGCATTCGGATGTGATTTGAAAATCAGAGGCGACGTTGAAGAAAACATTTTGGAAATAACCTAGGTCGATATTCATACTTTCCTCCAGCCATAAAAAAGCCCCTAACGAGAGGGGCAAAACGTGTCATCTAACCAGAGAACAGTCATTCTCCAGTTATGAGCGGGATTGCTCACAGCAAGTACTCAGTGAATGCCTGTATCGCAATCAATTATTTATGTAACGCTGTTTAGTTTAGGTATATCAACGTCTTATGAACGATTGGTGTAAGCACAAAATCGGTAATGGATTCGTTGGTATGATTGTTTCTCTGCCAAAGAAGTGAAGTTATATGTGAACTTTGCCTTGTCATATACGGACGTATGAGTTTCCGACTTGATGTTTACAGCATTCACATCAAGTCGGATTTTTTTTGCCTGAAATTTGTGTATAAAAAAGGCCGCCTAAGTAGCCTAGAATCCTGTCACTTCAACCCGGCAAATTGGATAGGTGTAGAGTTTTTTCTCCTGAATCATGCGCTGCGCCTCTTCCATGTTTTCGGCGTCATCAACGAACTTAATGTTCTCGCCTTCATTCTCATGCTTCCCCGCTAGAACTGTGTAAATTAGCTTCATACCTACCTCTCTAAATTAAGGGAATGCTCTTCCCGCGAATCTATTTAGTAATGTGAACCGCTTCTTTGCGTGTATTACGGTGGCCTGCTGCGTATAGCGCGACATCAGGAAGACAACATGAACCTTCGTACTTACTCACCATGCTAGTGATCGTAACCACTTCTGATTTCATGCAAGACTTACGCTTACACAGCAATACAGCGCGTGATGGGGTAGGGCGATGCATAACCTCTGAACTTACCGACTCTTGGCTTTGTAACTCAGCTCTACGTGCACGACGACGAGCTGCTGAAGAACCTTTGAACTCTGTTCTGCGAGTCATAAATACCTCCTGAGTTAACTTTGGTGATGCGTTGCCAGATGCTTATCTTCTGGTTAGCTCGGAGGCCTGCAATTCATCGCATCCCAAAATTAACTTTGGTATATCTGGCTTTTCAGCCACGTAGGTGAATCCATCACCGTTGTTTAAAGAGCTCCAACTTCCTGTTGGTTAGTGCGTCCTGCCGTGTTGGTGAGTTTATATTGAACCAATAGTACATTTATAGCAAGTACCATAAGTACGAAATATGATATTGTTAGTGTACTTTTGGGTAAAGTATTTGAAAGTTAATGATATTTATTTTGTGGGTTTTAGTCAGTGGATTAGCTGATGGGGTGTAAAGTGAGCAAAATTAGATGGTGTGGGGCAATAATCTGGATTGTAGAGGAAGCAACAAAAGAAGATTTGAGGATCTAATTGCGGAGGAAGATGTGTTGGAAAGAGGAATAATAGTCCCCTACGCTCAAATGAGGAGGGGAGCTGAAGAAAATATTCCCAGTCTTTTGACTATACCAATCGCAGCTTGGTCTCAATAGCGACGCCAATGATTTTGCAGTTACCATTAATTGGTATGAGAGGCCATGCAGGATTCAATCCCTTCAAGTATTTACTCCCACCATCAAGAATTAATTTTTTAAACGTAGCCTCATTAGCATCAGTTAACTTAGCTATAACTAAGCTTCCATTCCCCGGCTCTCTACCCGTATCTATGAGAACAAGAGTACCTTCTGGAATACTAAGACCAGTAGGGGCGGTCATTGAATCACCTTGGACTCGTAGCCAGAAGCCTGAACCGGTCACTTTCGCATCAGACTCGTACCATTCATCAATTTCTTCAATTGTGTACGGTTCACAAGCATCAGCCCATGCTCCAGCGCTTACCCAACTAATGACTGGATACAAGTTTCCACGAGAATAAGGGATTGGGTTTGTAACATTACGATCGAGAGCCTGATTTCCATGCTGCAACCACATGACATCGACTCGCAAGAATTTTGCGAGTTCATTCATTTTTGCTTGGCGTGGTAAAGACTCAGCATTGAACCATTTACTCACACCTTTAGATGAAACACCCAGTGCTCGGGCAATAGCAATCCCGCGACCATGTTCATCTAATCCAGCATCTTTACAGGCCTGCGCTAGCCGCTGGGCAAACTCTTCGCGCACTTTCTCAACTTGTACCATGAGTACGATAGTAAACCACTTGCAAAAACTTTCAGTTCAATCATAATCTGTACTGAAAGTACGAAAGGGATAACCTATGCAAACTCTAGACGAACCAATCAAAGGTATTGGAATTCCTGAAGTAGCTAAGGCTTGTGGAGTTAGCGAAAGAGCTGTTTATAAATGGCTTAAAAATGGCTTCCTCCCTAAGACTGAGTTTTTTGGTAAGACCAAATACGCGCAACAAATTGAAAGTATTTCAGGTGGGAAATACAGCGCATCTGAAATTTTAGACATCAGTAAGCAAAATCTACTAGCAGCATAAGCAACACCGCTCTTTCCCCAACGGACATGAAGTCCTACGTCGCTGAAAAGCGAAATCCACACAAACAAATCACTTGTGGTCATCCCACGGGCTGATCACGTCTTAATTCAATAAAGGAAATTTTAATCAATGGAACATGCAAGTTATAGCAAGCGCATCAACGAAGTGGAGACAGAACTCCGCTGCCGGATGATGCAGAAGACTAACCGAGAGTTAGCGAAGGAAGCTGGGTGGCACGAATCGAAAGTAAGTCGCCTCAATATCCGCGACATGGCAACGATGTTCGTACTGCTAGAGAAGGTATGGGAAACCAGTTTGATTCGTGAGGTAGCGCGTCAGGCTGTGGAATCGGTATTGCCACAAAAGAAAAAGTCGCCAACTGCGGGAACAGCTGACGACTCTCAGATCACTATGACTTTCTAGTACTGGATCAATTCACAGGAGTAATTATGTCATCGCTTTCAATTTTGTACAAATCAAAAGATAAAAACGGTACCGAAACGACAGTAAAGAAAACGTTTCTGGTGCCACTGTCAGAGCTTTATGTTGAGCCGGGCTTTAACGTCCGAGATATCGATCAGGCTCACGTCGAAGAATTCAGAGATGCGTTTATCGATGGCGAGTATCTTCCTCCGCTCGCTGTTCAGGTTACAGAGCATGGCGTCAAAATCATTGATGGGCATCATCGCTACTATGGCGCCAAGCTTGCTACCGAGGCCGGTCATGAGATTCCTCGACTTGAATGCAAAGACTTTGTAGGCAGCGAAGCAGATCGCATCGCATTCATGGTCACCAGTTCTCAGGGCAAGCCACTGTCTCCGCTTGAACGTGCAGCTGCTTATCAACGCCTCAGTAATCAAGGCTGGGAATCCTCGGAGATTGCCAGAAAGGTAAAACGCTCAATTGCTGACGTTGAACATCACCTCGCATTGTTGGAGGTGGGTGATGGGCTGATTGAGATGGTGAAGTCTGGAGAAGTTGCAGCAACCACAGCTGTGGCTCTTTCACGTGAGCATGGAGTGAATGCTTCATCAGTTGCCGCTGATCAGATGGTGAAGGCGAAGGCTGCTGGGAAAAAGAAACTCACTCGTTCTGATGCTATTCCGCTGTTTAGCGCTGTGAAAGCTCGGCGTCTGGTTGAGCTTTTAGTTGATGCTGAGTTTGAAAGAAACGGCGATGGCGACTATCTCGCACTTGCTATGGATACCTCTGACGAAATTAACCGAATCATTGGCGAATATCGGAAGGGGATCAGCAGTGTAGGCACGGAGGCTTAATGAATACAGCAACAGTACTTCCATTCCCTGACATGCGTTCGGGGCCACCTAGGAGCAACAGGATGGAGAACCAGAAGAATGGTTACGTCCCGTTGTACCGAAGCATCAAGAAGAAGTCATGGGCTAAAGATGTTTTCTTGCGGACGCTTTGGGACAACCTACTACTGGATGCCGCAAGAGCGCCATATACGGCAAACTTCAAAGGCAGCCAATGGAATCTTGAGATCGGTCAACTGGTTGTGACAGCGGCCGATTTAGGGCTGTCTCTGTGCGATAGAAAAGGAGTTCCAACAAGTCGGGACACTATTGAAAGAATGCTGTCCTTTTTCGTGAAGGAAGGGATGATTTCTATCGACGGAGAGAGGCGAAAAGGCAGGGTGATAACCATCTTAAATTACGCTGAATATGCCGAAAAAATAGACAATTTACCCGCACATAAGACCGCACATTACCCCGCACATAACAAACCCAGTGATGGCGCGGCTTCCGGTGGTGATGCCGCACATAAGGGCGCACATAAACCCGCACATCATGAACAAGAAGGTAATAACAATAATATTAAAAGACTATCGTCTGAGAATTCTCACGAATCCTCAAACGCCGCGTTGGAAAAGTTTCTCTCAGCTCATCCAGATGCGTTTGTTTACTCAGCCACTGGATCAAAGTGGGGGACTCAGGAGGATGACAGGGCTAGTCGCTGGATTTACGAGAAGGTCTGCGTGGTTGATGCCTCAGCCAAAGAACCCAACTGGGCAGACTGGGCAAACGTAGTTCGACTGATGAGACAACAAGACAACCGAACGCACAAAGAGATTTGTGAGTTATTCCTCTGGGCAAACCGAGATTCGTTCTGGTGCTCAAACATCCTATCCCCAGCGGCTCTGCGGAAAAAATGGGGAACCCTATCAGCCCAGATGGGCAAACCAAACCGAAGCCAACGACCAACCGCTGATCCGGTACCACACTGGAACAGCAAAGAGTCATGGGAGGATTTCATATGACACATCGACTGATGAGCGCTATCGCAAACCGAGATGGTTCGGCGCTGGCCAGAATGTCCAACCCAGCTACACAGGCAATGCAGGGCATAGTCAATCCAGATGCTGAAAACTTGGTTGATGCTCTGTTTCGCCAATTAAAGCAGGTGTTCCCAGCGGCAAGCCAAACCAACCTGCGTAGACCTGAAGACGAGAACGCAGCAAAAAAACAGTGGATTGCTGCATTCGCTGAGAATGGAATCCGAACCAGAGAGCAGCTATCGGCAGGGATGCAACACGCCCGATCCAGTGAGTCTCCGTTCTGGCCTTCACCCGGTCAATTTATCGCATGGTGCAAAAAAGGTGTTCTGAAAGCTAACGGCTTGCCAAGTAGAGAAGAGCTGTATGGCCTAGTGATGGAGTACTGCGCTAACCGTGGATTGTATTCGTCACCCGAGTCATATCCGTGGCCTAGCAACGCGGCGTACTGGATGGTGACAAAGTTATATTCGCAGATGCGCGGTAAGAACCAGTCGGAATCAGAGCTTCGCAAGAGTTGCACTGAGGAGTTGGTGATTATGGGGCGGCGTATTGAATCTGGTGAAGAAATACCAAAGCCAGTTGTTCAGTTGGAAAAGCTACACATTCCGATCAGCAATGAAGCTGGGCTACAGAAAATTGCAGATATTCGCAAAAAGCTAAACCTACCGCGCAGAGGTCAGCAATGAGCAAGTGTTGCATGTGTCACCAGCATCTCGATTACGGTGACGGCCTCACGTATCACGGATTCACATCATGTGAGACGCATTACGATGGAATGGTTGATCGCGTTGATTCTTGGCGAGCAGATGCCTTTGAAACCGAAGCTCAGGAGCTGCATGGAGTTGATGATCCAGCACCAACAATAGGGTGGAGATAGTTATGACAAGTCGTGAACATGAGCAGCAATTGTGATGACATCTGGTTTATTTTTTCTTCTTGTTCTCTGCAGCCAACCTCAATTTCTTTGCCTTGATCTTCTCTGCTAGGAGAAGGGAAAAAATATGGCGTAAGTATTTCCTATCTTTTCCTCCGGCAGAGCATTCCCTGTCAAATGTCGTCAGTGTTATGACGCCAGATTTATAAAGCGTCTCTGCAATTTTTCTAAAGTTACGCTCACGTAATTTTGATGCTCTCTCTCTTGCGACTTTTTGCGGACTATCACCAGCCGGCTTGATGCTGTTAGGACCAAAAAGTGGAGCAGGAGCTGAAGCTGATCTAGAACGTTTTTTACGATGAGTATCGGTATGATTGGGGTGAGGGATTGATTTAATACGCATATTCACTCCTATGCCAGAGTTGAAATAATACGATCTGCTGGAGCGTATTTCATTTAGGATTTTTATAAACACAAATTCTGGAGGACGTATTGCAAATCGACATGGTTAAAAATGCCGGTGGCGTTTTTGTACCAATGTTCGAACACGATTTACCCCGCTTAACCAAGTTCAAAAACGGTGAAGTCTACACCGCTGATTTCAAGCTATCCCGCAATCCGATATTTCACAAAAAGATGTTCGTCTTCTTCAAATTCTGCTTTCAGCACTGGAGTGCAAACAAGGCGGGTCTTGAGCATATGGATGAGCACAGCCAGTTTGACCGGTTCCGCAAAGACCTAACGATACTCGCTGGTTTTTACGAGCAGACAATACGGCTAAACGGTGAGATACGGACTGAAGCTAAGAGCTTGGCATACGCGAATATGGAGGCGGATGAGTTCGAACGTTGCTACAACGCGATGATTAACGCAGCCATCAAACATATTTTCGCCGGAACGAGAGACGGAAATATCCTTAATCAGCTACAGAGCTTCTTCTAGGTAAGGAGCAATTTTACTCAATTGATAGCACTGTTAGTCGGGTATTGGAGTTACAGATGTGGATATGAAATGCCCGCTGAATGAAGCGGGCCATTAACTAGCGAGCTACGAGTACTGAACACTTGGCATGCCGCACTATGGCAGCAGCATTAGACCCAATGAGGTACGTGGCAATACTAGGACGATTGGATCCAATGATAATCAAGTCTGCATTAAGATTCTCTGCAAGCTTAAGAATCTGATCTTTTGGTGTTCCGCCAGAAATAATATGGTGTTCAATTCTGTCTTCAGAAATATTGAATTTACTCACAATTCCTTTGAGTGTTGTTAAAGCGATATCTTTCACTTTGTTTTCATCAAGAGCATCCATTGTAAATGCAAAACTCAATGTTGCGGCGTACTGGTAGGACGGAATTACTGAAACAAAATGGATACGAGCATCATTCTGTTCCGCTAAATCCTCAACATGCTTCGCGGCCAGAGAAATCAATGTGTCTTCATCAAGATCAATTGGAACGAGGATTGTTTTGTACATCAATTATTCCTTATCAATTAATAACTATACGGGATTTATTTCCAATATAGCATCAAATAATCGAAGGGTAATCAATGATAAAAAGTCATCGACGTAAGTGTGCAATCTGCCGAGAGTGGTTCATCCCACGCTTCCAAAATGAACGATGGTGCTGTCCTGAACATGGGGCAGAGTTAGGCGTCAGACTGAGCCTAAAGAATCGAGAAAAGGCTTTAAAGGAACTAGAAACCAAGCGACGACAAGAACGGAAGAAAAAGAAAGACAAACTTAAAATCCGAAAGTTATCAGTCAAACCCCTCAGTTACTTCGCAAAACAAGCCCAGACCGAATTCAACGCCTACATCCGAGAACGTGACTCAGCAGAGTCATGTATCAGTTGTGGGCGTTTTCATAATGGGCAATACCACGCCGGACACTTTCGCACTGTTGGCGCTAATCCAGAGTTGAGGTTCGATGAGGACAATTGCCACAAACAGTGCGCCCCCTGTAATAACCACCTCTCGGGAAACATCGCCGGATACCAGCCCAATCTCATTGCGAAAATTGGCACTGAGCGGTTCAACAGGCTTATGGGACCACATGAGGCTCGTCATTACACGCGGAAAGACTTTGAGCGCATCAGAGACGAGTACAAAGCGAAACGTAAAGCGTTAAATCAGGAGGCTGCATGAACATAAGTGAGTTAGAGCTTACTAAGGATCAGCATTATTGGATTAATGGCTGGTTGGAACTGTGGGGCGCATGGGTTTACTCAGGTAGATTAGAGAAGCGCATGAGCAGTGTTATAGCTCAATACATGGCGACAGTAGAGCCAAGCGGAACACCGACGCGCCCAATGTGCAATGATGATGACGGAAAATTGATTTCTCAGGTCGTAGATTCCGTCATGTACATCGATAAAAGGGCTTTCGGTATCCTGCTTAGTTACTACTCACACGGTTCATCTCGCTACTCAATTGCAGTCTACATGCACAAGAGTGCAATTCCTCGCAAAACCCCAACTCGTGGTGGAAATCGGATGCGCCGACCATCGCTATCAACTTGTCGCAGAGAGGTGAATGACGTTCTCGATGCATCACTATTTATGCTCTGTCAACCGCTGCAAGATGCGTTTAAAAATCGCAAACGTGTAGATAAAGTTCTAAAAGTTGCATAATCGTGTTGACATCATTGAGCAAGTGAGCAATCATTAAAGGGTAAGGTGTCGATAGTGTGTCTTAAGCATGCTTCGGCACTTTTTCTATTTAGCACATTGTTCAGCGAAGAAGGGTAAACCGGAGCGTTTGGTGTGCTGCACAACTGCATGAGTATTCAAGAGGTAGGCCTGCCGCTCTTGAGTTAACCCTGAAGATGGAATGCTCATGACAGTTGTGGTGAATGCGCAGGCTGATGCGCGTGAAACAGCTACTCATTGAAACGGTAGTTATGCCGGAGAGTCAGCACCGGCCACCGCAATTCCAAATTCAAAGCCCTGAGTTAATCGCTCGGGGCTTTTTGCATTTAGCGTCATCCAAAACCAACCAACCGCACTCACACATTCCTTGTCTGGCATGGGTACGGGTGACGCTATTCCCTAATTAATTACACAGCGCCTAACCCTACGGGGAGGTGAGACGATGCTACGTATGGACAAAATCACAACAGGTATTTCCTACGGAGCGTCAGGCGGTAGCGCCTTATTCTGGCTTAAACAACTCCTTGATGGCTTCTCACCTGAACAGTGGGCAGCGTTTGGCGTTCTTGGAAGCCTGCTATTTGGCCTCCTGACGTTTCTAACGAATCTCTACTTCAAGGTAAAAGAAGACCGGCGCAAAGCCTCAAGGGGTGAGTAATGAACCCATCCCTGAGAAATAAATTAAGCGCGGCAATGATTACCCTCATCGTATCAGGTGCATCTGCCCCGGTATTGCTTGACCAGTTTCTGAATGAGAAAGAAGGAAACAGCCTAACGGCGTACCGAGATGGCGGTGAAATCTGGACGATATGCCGTGGGGCAACGATGGTTGATGGTAAGCCAGTCGTTCAGGGGATGAAGTTAACGCAGGCCAAATGCAATCAAGTAAACGCCATAGAACGCGACAAGGCATTAGCTTGGGTAGAGCGGAATATTCACGTCCCCCTTACCGAACCACAGAAAGCAGGAATTGCATCATTCTGCCCTTACAACATCGGCCCCGGTAAATGTTTCCCTTCAACGTTCTATAAGCGACTTAATTCAGGCGATCGGAAAGGTGCTTGTGAGGCAATCCGTTGGTGGATTAAAGATGATGGCCGTGACTGCCGACTGACTAAAGGCCAAAAGAATGGCTGTTATGGTCAAGTGGAGAGGCGTGATCAGGAAAGTGCGCTAGCGTGCTGGGGATTGTATGAATGAGCAAGTTAACCACTGTATTGCTGACTCTGTTGGCATTGCTTGCTGTAGGGATTGGTGTCCTCTGGCACAACAACGGCAAGTTGAGCGAGAAAGTTAGCGATCTGGATGCCAGCCAGAAGAGCGCAGAGACCATCACTAAAAACGTCCTGACAACTGTCACTCTATTCAACCAAATCTCCGAGGCTAACCAGAATGCAAAAGCTCAGGACGCACTGGAGTCACAGAGAGCCGAGAATGATATTAAAGCTGCTGTTGCGAATGATGATTGCGCTAGTCGGCTTATTCCTGCTGATGCAGTTAAGCGGCTGCGGGAGTACGCGGACGGTATACGTTCAGGCACCGGTGATCCCGCTACCTTTTAATCTGACTGCTGAAACGCCGAAACCAAAAGTGCCGAACTCAATGTCATGGGGTGCTAGCCTTCTACTGAGCGCGCGACTTTATTCCGCATTAGAGCAGTGCAATATAGACAAAGAAGATATTCGGAAGGCAGATATGATGCGGGGTGCGACACCCCGCACGTGAATCACCCTACTTTACGGTAAGCGTAAACATTCTTAATGTGATGATGAAAATATTGTCCCTTTGATGTGGCATTCATGAGACCGACATGAATGTTAGATGGGACGTTAGAATATTGATATACACCTCCGTTATGGAAAGCGATTTCGAGGGTTCTTGTTCCAGCATCATAACCAACAGACTGGAGATTTGAAGATGCAACAGGTTGACGTAACAAGTGATGTTCCTACTTTTTATGGGGAAAGTCCCGAAGAGATAATTGATCACTTTGGAAAATATAACTTTGTTGATGATCACGGACACGAACTTACCTTGTGCGGTGATTTCATTGATCTGGTTAACTTAGTAATTAAGCAGCAATGCTAATTATTAACGAGTTTTAGGGCCATATTCATAATGGTAGAATCTCCATTTACTAAATGGAGGTTGAATGGCTATAGATACAGTTGCTCAGTTCCCTTGGGCCGCACTTATAACTGCGGTTGCTGGACTATCTGGCGCCTTGGGCGGGGCCTTGTTAACTAATAGATTTACAGAAAAAAGATGGGCGGAACAAATCGCGCATGAGAAGGGGAAAGAAAATGTAAAAACTCTAAGAGAAAAAGGTGAAGAATTACATATACTTGTTTCAAAATGGAGCAAGACAGTTATCAATTATCAACTTTTACAATTGAGGGTTGTTTCAGGATTATTAACTCAACATCAATTTAATGAATCAATTAAAGGAATAAACTCAGAGCCTGGTGTTCATGACCGACTTGAGGCCTTGCTGTTTTTGTATTTTCCAGAGTTAGAAGTTGATATGAAGTCTGTTAGAAATGGCTTGTTGCAGTGCGGCTCAGCTTACGATGATTTCATTAAAGACGAAAGTACAAAAAATGCAGCACGTGAAAAGCTAAGAACCGCCGCAAAAGAAACCGAAGCAGGGCTTGAGAACATTAAGAAAGGGATTAGAGATATGTTGAAGAAGTTAATCTGACCGCCTACGGGCGGTTTTTTATTACCAATGCCGAGCGCCCACCAAGCGACTATCATGGCAGTTACATGAAGCGTGGCAGAAGAATCATGGAGCAATACAGTGTGTTTTCACTGAGAGCACACGATATTGCAGCATAAGCCCACATGGCGCCCTTGGGCGGATACTCGCAAATCAGCAGGAAACACTAAATGAAGCTACTAATCATCATGGTTCTGGTTGTGCTGACTGGATGCTCTGCGGCTCGCTATCAGCATAATGACGGCAAAAACATTACAACCGTATCTGTTGATGCTGGAGCCAAAGCTCAAGTTACGCAGGGCGATGCAACAATCACTCTTGACGCCACGGGAAGTATGCAATGACAGATGAATACAAGAAGGTTATTACAAAAGCCCTTGTGAGGGCTTAGATAATATTACATTGGAGGCCTTCATTCATGCTGTGTTGTTTGGTCTCGCGTGGGTTTTGTATCAACCATATGCTTAACATCTGCGTTCAATTCTGACATTTTTTCAGGGGTCAACTCACCACTCTCGATAAGGGGGAGCAGGCGCGAATATCTATATAAATAAATCTCGGGTGGAAGTATCGATTCCGCGCCGACCTGTTTCGCAAGAGCAATATGGGCTTCCCACTCAGTAATAGCCATTCTCATGGATAAATCAGCAAGCCGCTTCCGTTCTTCTGCTTTTCGTTGAAGATGGGCATTCCAGAGAGTAAGCAAACCGGAAACGAGGGCGGATACTACAGCGCTTGCTGTTACAAGAGTGAACCATTCCATTAATTTTCTCCATTATCTTTTTTAGTATGTTCCGATACTTGTGCAATTCAATTTGGTTAATTTATTTGCTTTTTAGCGGGGTTTCATCAAAGCGTTTCGTCAACTTCCTTGCTATTGACTCTTCGCAATCCGGCGCACTTTTTTTTATGTCATCTATAGTTGCGTCCGCAAAATGCCCACTCCTGTGGCGGATTAATTTGCATTTTTCAAAGAAATTATCCTTCCCAATTTTGAGAGCTAAATTTTTAGCCTTGTTGTATTTCGCCGATAAAACCGGAGGTGTGATTCCATAAATCACGTTTACACAATGCAAAGAAAATTCTACAGCAATCCCCTCCTCAAGCCAGTTTGATCCTTTTGCATCAGGAGGCGCTGGTCGCGGATCGAGGAGATGCAACGTTTCATGAGCTAATTCGTATACTGTCGTCGGCCAGTATGTTGCTGCATTGACGCTTAACTGAGCCCAACCCCCATCTTCACTTTTAGAGTTGTAAACACAGGGCTGCTCTAATTCATTGGAGCTAAAAGTGGGTCTATATAGTTCTTTATGGGGGTTTCTGGAGCCAAACAGTTCTTGAGCATATTGGTATAGCAATAACTGGAGATTCCAAAGATCTAATGGAGAGTCCTTTGGATTAGTAGTTGGTTCTAAGAACTTTTTTAAAATGTGCATTATGTAACTCCTTAATGGGTTTTGACTTTATTGGTACGGAATAAGCGTATTTCAAGTGCGGTAGGGTAATTAATGAACGATAGCGAAGGCGCATTAAGGCCTTTCCCTCCTCTGGGATTGGTTCATGAGTTGAGTCCTTATACCAAGATCACTCCTGCTTCTGATGTGTATGAGTGGGTAATTAGCCAGATCCTCAGTAAAACTGGGGACATTCACAATCCTGACCACGAACACTTGATTGACGCTGACCTCTGCTTTATGTGGGCGTCCAATGCTTTCGATAAGAAAGGGCGCTCAGTACTGGGTCAAGCCGAAGAGGTAATGATGCGAGCCGGTGGCTGGCAAAAGTCAAGAATGGAGCAGCAGATGTTTGAATGGTTCGGGCGCATACCAAAGTTCATTATCACGCTGGCTGCCGATTATTGCTCACAGTGCAGCGACCTCGAATTCTGTTCTTTGATAGAGCATGAACTTTATCATATCAGTCATGCCACTGATGAATTTGGCGCACCGAAGTTTAATAAAGAAACAGGCATGCCGACTCTCAAACTACGCGGCCATGACGTAGAGGAGTTCGTTGGCGTTGTGCGTCGGTACGGCGCCAGCAAAGAAGTGCAAGAGATGGTCGATGCTGCTAATAGACCGGCAGAGATTGCTCACTTAAATGTTTCCAGAGCATGCGGAACATGCCTGATGAAACTGGCCTAACACTTTATTCAGATTGTCATGGAGGTAGCCAATGGCAGCATTATCGGCAGAGGTTAAAGCCTTCATCGTTCAGTCCCTAGCCTGCTTCGAACCACCTACGAAAGTCATTGAGCAAGTAAAGGCTGAATTCAACGTGGTGGTATCTCGCCAGCAGGTATCCCAATACAGCCCCGGTAACGCGATGGCTGAGAAACTTAGCCAGAAGTGGATTGATCTGTTCAATGCCACTCGCACCCGTTTCCAGACAGAGATATCCGACATCCCGATTGCCAATAAAGCATATCGGCTTCGTGTGCTTGACCGAATGATGACGAATGCAGAGAAGATGAGAAACATCGCTCTTGCAGCAGAAATTATTGAGCAGGCCGCCAAGGAGTGCGGTGACGCCTATACCAACAAGCATAAGATTGAGCATTCAGGCGGACTGGCTGTCAGCTCGGTTTCCTCGGTGATGGATGAGATAGGAGATGAAGACCTGTAAGGAGTGGCCGTGTTAACTGATAAACAGAAAAAGCTGCTAAAGAACAGGTTCTGGCGTCTCAATCACTTGTACAAAATTAAAGATAAAAACGGTAAGTGCGTAACCTTCAAGATGACTCCTGAGCAGTTGGAGTATTTCGACGGCATGCACGACCGAAACGTGATCCTCAAGGCAAGGCAATTAGGCTTCACGACAGAAGTTTGCATCATTCAGCTTGATCTAGCCATGTTCCATAAAAAGGAGTGCGCACTAATTGCTCACTCTCTTCCTGATGCAGAGCGCCTGTTTCGAAATAAAACCCAATATGCCTACCGTCTTCTTCCCGATGATGTTAAGCAGGCGAATCCACTAACCAAGGAGACGACGAGTGAATATGTCTTCGATAAAGGTGGCAGCGTTACAGTATCAACCTCATTCCGTGGCGGAACGCTGTATAGCCTCCACGTTTCTGAGTTTGGGAAGATATGCGCCAAATGGCCTGAGAAGGCCAAAGAGATTGTAACTGGTGCGTTCGAGGCTGTTCCGTTGGGCGGGAAGATAACTCTTGAGAGCACAGCTGAAGGTCGCGCGGGTTACTTCTATGATTACTGCCAGGATGCAGAAAAAGCACAACTTCAAAGCAAATTGTTATCACCTCTTGACTGGAAGTTCTTTTTTTTCTCCTGGTGGAAGAATCCACAGTACGCAATCGATCCAGTAGAGACACTGCCGCAGCGACTAGTTGATTACTTTGCTGAGATGGAAGCCAAACACAGCGTTGCTGTCAGCGAGGAACAAAAAGCGTGGTATCACTCCAAAGAGAAAACGCTTGGCGACGACATGAAGCGGGAATACCCGACGATCCCCGCCGAAGCATTCCAACAATCAGTGGAAGGTGCTTATTACGCCAAACAATTCCGCTGGCTGTACGAGAATGGCCGAATCGGCAAGCTACCAGACAACTCACACCTACCGGTTCACACTTTCTGGGATATCGGCGTGGGCGACTCCACGGCTATCTGGTTCGTGCGTGAAGTTGGTGAAGAGTTCCATGTCATCGACTACTACGAGAACTCTGGCGAAGGTCTGAGGCACTACATGAAGGTGCTGAAGGATAAAGGTTACGAGTACGGCGAACACTGGGGGCCGCATGACATTGATAACCGTGAGTTTGGCTCTGATGCGAAGTCTCGCCGCGAGCTGGCCAGAGAGGGTTATGAAATCGACGGGCAGATGTACACGATGACATTCAAAGTCGTGCCAAAAGTGGGTGTCGATACCGGCATTGAGTCAGTCCGTGAAATCCTACCGCGATGCGTTTTCGATGAAGATAAGTGCTCTGAAGGCATATCTCATCTGGAAGGTTACCGCAAAGAGTGGGATGACAAGCGCGGCTGCTGGAAAGACAAACCACTTCATGACTTCACATCGCACGGTTCCGACGGATTCCGTTATTTCGCAGTAGCGAAGAACAACCATAAGAAAGTCGGATCCTTCTTCTTCTAAGGAGTGCTCAGTGAGCGAAAACAAAGACGAGTTTGAAATGCTCGTGAATTCCATCACTGAGACGGTGAGGAATCGAATGCTCTACGCCACAGGCGGCATGAGCGGAAATACAAAGCGAACGAATATCTGGGAAGAGTTTGGCTACCCGAGAAACCCAACTTTCCGTGACTACTACAGCGCCTATGACCGCAACGCCGTAGCGCATGCAGCAGTACACCGCACTCTTGATGATTGTTGGTCAGATAACCCAACGATTGTTGAGGGCGAGCCTCGCAACGAGAACAAGGTTGATACGGCGTGGGAGAAGCAGGTAACTAAACTGCTAAAACGATACTGGGCAAAGATTAAAGACGCCGATCGCCGGAACTTGGTTGGCCACTACTCAGCGTTAATCATTCAGGTCAGTGACAATAAAGACTGGAATGAGCCGGTGAACGTATCTGAAGTCAATAAGACGAAAGATGGCGCGCTGAAAAACCTAATCCCAGTATGGGAGCAGCAACTCACAGTATCTGAATGGGATAGCGACCCGCGCTCACCGAACTACGGCAAGCCTAAGATGTACAACTTCGATGAGCGGCCAGTCGGTAGTGATGAGATTCAAGGGCCGGTTAAGTCTCTGCGAATTCATCCCGATCGCGTCATTATCCTCTGTGAAGGTTCAGAGGACGACAACATCCTATCAGGCGTTCCACTGCTTAAAGCTGGATATAACAAGCTTCTCGACTTAGAGAAGACTTCCGGCGGCAGTGCAGAAGGATTCCTTAAGAACGCCAGTCGTCAGATAAGTATTGAGTTTGATGCTGCTACCGAGATGGAACACATCTCAAAGCTAGCAAAAGACGCAGGATACAAAGACCTCGGCGAGGCGATGAGCGATAAGGTTAACAAGCTCAACCGCGGCACTGACTCCGCAGCGGTGATGCAGGCTGGCAAGATGAACGTGCTAGCAGTGACTCCGGGCGACCCAACGCCGACATGGACAGTTACCGCGAACGAGTTTTCCGCCTCCATCCGTTGTCCGTTCACTATCTTATTTGGGCAGCAGACAGGACGACTCGCATCCAGCGAAGACAAAGAGGACTGGGCTAACCGATGTAATGGCCGCCGCTGGGGATTCCAGACGCAGTACGTTACCAATCTCATCGAACGCCTATGGGAAATTGGCGTAATCGACCCGCCGAAAGGTGACGAAGTTACTCTGGTATGGTCTGACAAGCTTGCGCCGAGCGAAAAGGACAAGATTGAGAACATGAAGGCGATGGCTGATGTGGCAGACAAAACACGAAGCGCATTCGGCACTCCAGCAGTGACTGAGAATGAAGTTCGCGCTGTTGGTGAGCTCGACCCAATCAAGGTATCCGGTGAGCCTACTGGTGCCGATGAGTCAGCAAAGAGTCAGAAAGACCCGCTAACAGGTGAGGAAGATGGCAACACAACGACCGCCAAATCCGGTGATACCTCGGAACAAGTCTGATCCAACTCAATCCTACCGAGCAGTAAACAAGATGTACCGAGACATTGAGCAGCGCTACTACGACATTAAGGTAGCGTTAAAGCGGCTATTCGACGAGCGGCTAACTGGCAGGGAGCGGGAAACCAACGGCGAGCATGTGTTTATTCTCTGCGCCAACGAAGGTCAGCCGGACACGCTGCATCAGGTAAACGCAGGAACCTACATCTACGACATGACGGCTCAGCAATTGGCTGACCTACTAGAGCGGATGCAGCTCATTCTTGACGATTACCTGCTAGAAGGTGGGAGTAACAACCTTTGGGCTCTGGATTACGTTGCTGTTGAGTTCGAACGAGGCACACAGAGTGCCTATACAAACCTATCCGCACAATCTCAAGTCTACGCACATCAAACCACTATGCAGGCTCTCCTGTCGTCTCCTGCTTATCAGAATCAGGTAGCCGCGGCGTATGTATCAACGTATAGCGACTGGAAAGGCATTAGTGATGCTGCGCGTGCCGACTTAGCAAATGTGATTTCCGATGCGATCGGGCGAGGCGTTAACCCACGCGAGACTGCAAGGATAATCAGTAAGCGGCTTGATGTGTCGATGGGTAAGGCCAAGACCATTGCACAGACTGAGCAAGTTGGCGCGCTGCGTGAAGCTCAGTGGATGGAAACGGATTTCGCCGCGGATAGGTTAGGACTGAAAACCAAACTGCTTTGGTTATCTGCACTAAAGGCCACCACGCGAAGTTGGCATGCTTCACGGCATGGACGAACCTACACAACAGCAGAGGTGAGGGCGTTCTATGCCGAAGGCGGAAACAGATATAACTGTTATTGCTCTCAGATACCGGTGCTACTCAACGAAGACGGTAGTGTATTCAATGAGGGATTGGTCGATAAGTTGGCGATAGAGCGGAAAAGTTGGAAAGCGCTATCAGGATGATATCATCTTGCTCATCAATCAAATCATTACAGGTGAATGATGGAAGGTGTGACAGCGGCAGGTGTTGGTTCATTTTTTTTATCTTTGGTTGTGCCGATTATCACTGGTGTAGCCGCGGCAGGCTTTACCGCATATTTAGCATTACGGCGGTTCTACAAAGAAAAATGGTGGGAAAAGAAACACTTATCCTATAACCAGTTAATTGATAATTTATTTGAAATCAAAGCGATATATAAAAAAGCAAATGTTTTTTACGAAAGATGCTACGAAGCCCAAAGGAATAATATGCCTGAACCAGAGGGTGATTTTGACTGGCGGAGGTTTTATGAAGTGAGTGCGCAAATTCATCGATTCTACGCTATAGCACCGATCTCCCTTAGCTCTAATACTCGCCTACTATTGGCTAACTTCTTTAAGAATGAATCAGATTCTGATTACAGCGTTTATGAAGAAGGCTACCCTGATTTCGTTGCGTACGATGACATGGTCAAGGCCACGCAAAAACTTATTGATGCGATAGTTCTTGATGCTAAAACCGAGCTTAAATTTAAATAAATCTAACTAAGTAAAAACAGGTCGCCACGGCGGCCTTTTTTATTGCCTGAAATCCACTAATGAAGAAACAAAATTGCAAATGCCTGGCTGTGAGCGCAAGAGCAATGGCTGGCCCGGGTATCAACCGTGCGCGTCGAAATCATCAGGCAAGGTACTGCCACCACCCAAACAACGCTAAGAGGACGCAACGTGAAGCTATCGAGTATTCATGTAAAAAGCCTCGCCATCAACTCCGCAAATATCTCAACTGAAACCATCGACGGTGACGAGCATATAGTCATTCGCGGCGTTGTGCCTGTCGTTGACGACGTTGTGATGAATAACGGGTTGTATCCGGCTGAGGAAATTAACAAAAGCTTTAAGACACTCGAAGGCAATCAAATGCCTTTGGGCCATCCCAAGATTGGCGGCGAGTACGTCAGTGCTAATAACCCGCGAGCGGTAAACAAATTCCACGTAGGCGCATGGGCAGAGAATGTCCGCAAAGATGGCGATCGCGTCGTCATGGATATGTTAATTAACAAGCGTTTCGCTTCGGCCACGGATAACGGAAAGCGGGTACTAGAGCGCCTTGATGATTTGGCGGCCAATTCTGACGCCAAGCCTATTCACGTATCTACAGGCCTGTTGCTACAGCGTGAAAAGAATAGCGGCAAGTCAAAAGGCAAGAAGTACACGTGGGTAGCTCGCAACATGCTATTCGACCATGTGGCCATCTTGCTTGATGAGCAGGGCGCTGCGACGCCGGATGATGGCGTGGGGATCTTTGTTAACGCAAGCAACGAAAAGCAAGACGTTGATATTGAACAAGTGAATCTGTCAGAAGCGGCTGATTATCGAGGCTCAAGTCTGGTAGACAACATCAAATTTCACTTGTTTGCGAACTCAGACCTCTCTTTCGATGACATCAGTAGCCGCCTGTATGAGCTGATTAACCAGAACTCGACGCCTGAAACCCGCCGCTGGATACAGTCAATTTGGACTGACAAATTCGTATTCCACGAAGGCAACAAATCCTATCAGCAAAAGTATCTCATCTCAGACGAGCAGGTGACTCTCGTCGGTGACCCCGTAGAAGTCGTGCGCAAACCAACCGAGTACGAAGAAGTAAAAACCACAAATAAGGAACTAAACCCGATGAAAGAAAAGATGATCGCCGCGCTCAATGCCGCTGGCGTTAAAACCGACGGGCTGACCGACGATCAGGTCTGGGATGCCTACAACGAGCAAATGAAGCCAGCGGCAACCGCCATTAATGAAGATGTTATTACGGCGGCAGTGACTAAGGCGGTGGGGCCACTAAACGAAAAGTTGGCAAATCTTGAAACCCAACTATCTGCAAACGCTGACAAAGAAAAGTCAGATAAGCGCGCAGCGGTAAAGGCTAAGTTTTCCCTTGATGACGTTGCCGTTAACGCATTAGACGGAGCCGCTCTTGACGGTCTGTATGCCCAGTGCCAGACATCATCCCCAATCAATCCGGCGTTCAACTTCAATAGCGCTGATACCTCAATTTCTGACATGCCGGAGTAAATAAAAATGGCTAAAGACGGAAAACACGTAATCCACGCCGGTGGCGTATTCCCTAACTCGCTCCTCAATCGAGAAGGTGCAGCGGCAGCGGCCACGAAGCCTGGCACTATCGGTGCATTCGTTACTGGTAAGTTCACCGCGTCAGTAGATGGCAATGAAGAGGCGATCCTTTATGTCGCTGATTACGATTATCTGCGCTGCCAGACAGTCGACGACTCAATCCCTGTTGGTGAGTTAGTCGTTGGCATCCAGCCAATGCAAGGGATGTTTCTGAACGTCCGCGCCGCTGCCGGAACGTATAAAAAAGGCCAGCCGCTCTCAATTGCCAATGGGCAGGTGAAAGCACACGCAAACGGTGAATCTATCCGCGCATTCGTCGAAGAAGACAAAGCATACACAACTGCCGCGGGTGATCTGCTGCGTGTCGTGATTAAGTAAGGAGAGCCTGAATGTTTGTATTCTCTAAAAAGCTGGGTGAAGAGACCGGCAACTACGAAGTTAACCAGCTTCAATTTAATGAACTGAAGACAGCCCGAGCGCAGGGTGCACAGGCAGCAGCAGACTTTATTGGCCGTTCTCGCGGTATCCGCGAAGATGCTGGTCGTTTAGATGCTGCCAATGCTGTAGATGACATTAAGCGTCTATACCGTGCTTATGACCAAACAGTTCTGGCGCAGTTTGAGCCTAATACTGAATTCACTTTGCTGAATGACCTGATCCCACTGTCGCGTTCTGTCCGCTTGGAAGAGTCTGTGTATGAATACGCTCGTACCGGCGGACGTGGTTGGGCTCATACCTCAATGTCTGGTCAGATCGGTGCAGCGTTGGATGCCCGCGCCTACAGCTTTGATGGAACGATGGTTCCAGTGCATGACTCTGGTTTTAAGTTCCATTGGCGTGATCCAATCTTCAATAAAGGCTCTGCGCTGGCCTCTCTGTCAGATGCTCAGGCAGGTTCTGTTGATGATGTTCGCCGCCAGTACGTGGATTACATGTTCAACGGCTTCCGTGACTCTGAAGGTAACTATGTGACCTTTGATGGCAAAACATGGAAAGGACTGAAAAATGATGATCGCGTTGGTCTGGTTGATTTGGGCGCATCTGGCCTGAACATTGACTTTACCTCTCCTACTGCGACTTCTGAGCAGATCCGTAATGCTGCGATTAAACTGCGCGACACGCTGAAAATCACAAACAGCATGTATGCACAGCAAACTTGGTATGTATCCAGTGACATCATGTCTAACTTGGAGCGCTTCTTCAGCGATAACTACCAATCAGGCACTATTCTTCAGGAATTGATCAAACTGTCTGGTATTGCGGCAATCAAAGAAGATGCTCAGCTTACTGGAAACCAGATCCTGATTGTTCCATTGGGCGCTGGTGTTATTGCTCCAGTTGTCGGTCAGGCAATCGGCACCGTTGCTGATCCTCGTCCGTTCTACAACTCAGATTATATCTGGCGTACTTGGGGCGCGATGGGCTTGATGGTTAAGCAGGACATCAACCTGAAACATGGCGTTATCTACGCACACAGCTAAGGGGCTTTCTAATGGCACTAGTTAAAGTGGTTAGCAATAACCTGTTCTCTGGTGCCAACCTCCAGAAATTGGCGGTTGGTTCACAGGTGAATGTTGATAATTCAACAGCAGAAAAATGGGGGAAGTCCGGATTGGTGGAAGTTCTTGAGAAGCAGACCTTTGAGGTTGCAACTCCTGCGGAGGGTGCTGATGCTCAGACCGAGCAGACCGAGCAGACCGAGCAGACCGAGAAGCCAGCAAACTCGAAAAAGGCTAAGTAACCATGGCAAACCCAATTACAGCTGATGATGTTAAAGCCTTCCTCGCTGAGTTGGGCTATTCCATCCCAGACTCGCTATTAACTCCGATCCTTTGTCGAGTTAACTCAATCATCGACTGCATGAATGAGTCAGGGTATGACGATTGCACACAGCAGCTAATCCTGATGTATGCCGCCGCTCTTATGTCCGCCTCATCCGGTGCCAGAAAGATTAAATCTCAGTCTGCACCTTCTGGCGCTAGTCGCTCCTTTGAGTATGGCGATGATGCAATATCATGGCTTAGAAGCTCTCTGTCATCGCTTGATACGAATGGCTGTGCCAACACGTTACCGATTACCGCCGGTAGCACTGTTGGCTTTTTTGATGTGGTTGGAGGTTGCTAATGCCATCGATACCAGCAGACCAGCGTCTACCTAAGCCATTCGTTGTTGTGTGGGCCACTACCGACAGCGGTAGAAAGGTGACGGCATACGTTAAGAGCAATGGTGATTGGGTGATCAACTGCCCAAAGGTTGCGGCTGAGAATCCGACTATTGTGGGGTGGCGAGAATGACAGCAACGGCCAACTGGAGCTACACAGCACAAGCCACAATCTGGCAAAGCCTCGGGACTGATGATTATGGTGATCCGCTTGGCTGGTCTGCTCCAGAAGTGATCATGTGTGATTACGAGGGCGGGCTTAGCAAGCGTATTGGCAGCCTAGGCTCAGAAATTGTCGTTAAAAATACGATATGGACTGAGTATTCATCAGCCACCGCTGGAGATTACTTGTTATTTGGTGAATCAGCAGAATTAGACCCTGTAGCGGCTGGTGCTGACGAAATTAGACAGGTAATTAGATACGCAGATACCTTTGAGCGGTTAGCCGATGATTACGCATTAATCACAGGTGTATAGTAATGGGAATCAAGGTGAAGGGAATATCTAACGCCAAAAAGAACCTCAACGATTTGATTAATGACGTTAAGGGGCGCAAGGCCGTTAGAGCGATTCAATCAGCGCTTATTCTTGGTTCAGCCAGAGCGGCATATTACACGCCCATTGATACATCTACCCTTATCAACTCTCAGTTTAGAGAAATGGACTTTAGCGGTGTGCTGATTACTGGGCGGGTTGGGTACTCAGCAAACTATGCTGCTTATGTTCATGAGATGTCAGGGAAGTTAAAGGGGCAGCCGCGTGCTCACTTCGGTAAAACACGAGAAGGTAAATCATTTGGCGGCGGAACGGAAAAAGGCAATTACTGGGACCCTCACGCCGAACCGCACTTCCTGAGCAAAGGGTTTGATGAGGAGAGAGATGCCATCGATAAGGTAATGTTAAAGGAGCTCTCGTTATGATCCCAATGATGTATGAACGTGTCAGGAATATGTTTGCTGAAGCAGGGCTAACGGCTGGCTTTATTGAGCAGTTGCTCATGTTCGATGACCCCAATGACCTTTCAAAAGCTGTAATGGTTTTCAGGTCTAATGGGGGATCAGCGATTCGTAACGACCTTGGCGCAGAGCATTACGTGTTAGTTGACGTTGTGGGTGCCAAAAGCAAGAGAAACGAGGCGGCTTTAACAGTGCAGCGCATAGTTGACTACATACAGCAAAACCCGATGGCGGACGAGTGTGTCGGGTATATTCAAAATATGGGAGCCATCCCCGCGCCAGTGCTAACTGACGAAGGTCGGATTGTCTTCCGTTTGCAGTTCTCATGCACTTACGGCGAATAGCCAGAAACATATTAAATCACCCGCTTCGGCGGGTTTTCTTTTTTATACGAAAGAGGAACCACAAATGGCTAATTGCCAAAACTCGAATGAACGCCTATTTGGCGGTGCAGTCGTTCTTGAGGTTGCCGATGGCTGCGCAGATACGGTCCCGTCAGAATCCGAATGGATGGCGTTGGCTGCTGGCACATCCAAGGGCTTCGACTTCAACCCAAACACTGTAACGTCTGATGCTGATGACGGCGGCGGTTACGTTGAAAGCATTGTCACCAATAGTGATTTCACAATCTCCTTTGAGGGTGAGGTTCGCAAGAAAGACAAACTGGATCAGTATGGTGTGGGCAAGTTCATCGAATATTTTGCTGGTGAACTGAAAGGTAAGCGGCAGCCCGGTATATGGGTGCGCATGGATTACGGCCCTGTTGAGTTTATTGGGTACATGAACATCACCGCGCTGAGCTCAGATGGTGGGACTAACGATATCGTTACTTTCTCTACAGAATTTAAAGTTGGTGATGCAAGTACCATCGAAGTAAATGCCGCTGATGCCTTGGCATTTACGACCAACCTTCCAGCAACAAAGACCGTAACAACCGGCTCTGCGTTGAATATGTCTGTCGTGTCCGTTGGCGGTGTCACTCCGTACACCTACGTATGGAAAAAAGATGGAACTGTAGTCAGTGGACAGACTACAGCAACCTTTAACAAAGCCAGTGCGGCATCTGGAGATGCAGGTGTTTATACCTGCGAGGTTACTGATGCATCACTGCCGGCGCAGAAAATCACATCTGCGGCGTGCACCGTAACCGTCAGCTAGCAGCTATTACAAAGGGCGGCATGTGCTGCCCTTGATAATAACCGTTCACTGGAATGAGTCATGACCGCATTAATTGATATAGGAGAAGTTTCGATTAGTGATAGTCGAGACGGTGGAAAGGATTTTTTATTAAGCCCGTCATTTGAAGCCATGACGCGCATTGGAAACCCTAATGAAATTGTTGAGGCATACGCCATTGTGCATGGCAGTGAACTGAACGGGATTCTGACCGGATACGCGAGTGCTTTTGGGGGACTTCCTGATTGGCTTTCATCTTCGCTATACCGCATTGCAGAGAAAATACTGTCCATGTCGATGAGGGTTATTCAGGCCTGTTGTCATGACGATTTGACTCCAATGATCGGCGAATGGAAGGGATGGAAATCTTGCGTGGTGTATCGGCCCGGGCAAATGCCTCGAAATGACATCATTGTGCTGGCCCAGCATCTGATGCAGCACGGTGTGGTGGGGAAGGCCAAGGTTCGGCAGTTACAGCGCAATGAGACTGGCGAAAAGACGAGTGAGTTTAAAGCCTTTGACTTCATCAGCGCCGCGCGCAGTCATTTTGGAATGGATCGCGCAGAAGCATCGCAGTTAACGATGACCGAGTTCCAGATGCTGCTGGCGGCGAAATACCCTGCCCAAAAAGGCTTCACTCGCGAAGAATACGAGTCTGTAGCTGATGACTATTTGAGAAAACAGTCCGCGCGCAGATCTAAAGTTGAGTAATATGTCAGTCCAGACTGTTTGACTCTAAACTGTCTAGGAGGTTTTAGATGTAATATAAATAGATAAAATTTGTTCTATTCATATTGGAGAACGGCATGACTATTCACTTTGTTTCTAATAAAAAGATTTCATCTTATGAGAAAATCTTAACAGAAAAAAGCAGACCGCCAAGTAAAGGTGGCAATAGCAAGGCAAGGCATACTCACATTATTACTATAGATGGCGAGCGTTTTAGCTTTATAGCGTTTGATTCAAAACAATGGATTTTCAAAACTGACACAGTGAACTTTGAGTATGAAAATAACAATGGATATAAAAATATTATACCGCAGAGCATTGTAACTACCGATAAGGATGGGAAGAGGATTGTTCGCGGGAATAGAGGGTATACAAAAAAATTAAGAACGGCAGATACTCGCCTACCTGGCTCAAGAAGAGAATGTAGAGACTGAGTTAACGCTACATAAAGCTATCAACAAAAAACAAAACCTCGCATCTGCGGGGTTTTTTATTATCTGGAGAGCAGTATGGCAGGTGAAAAAAGTGCCGGTAGTATCGTTTATGAAATCAGCGCTGACGTTGAGCCTCTACTGCAAGGCGGAAAGCAGGCCATTGATGCTCTGGATAAATTAGACGCTGCCGCCCAGCAGTCAGGAAAGGGGATGGATAACCTAGACCAGAGTGCATCGCAAACCGGATCTGCGTTTACAGAACTGGCCGGTTACGCCAACTCCATGGACAACCAATTGCGCAAGCTGAACACCAATGTCAGCGGTATTGCAAGAGCGATGGAAGAGGCTCGCAGCGGTACAGGGGGAGCCAGCAGTGAATTTAGCCGTGCCGAATCTATCATTGAAGCGCTAGGTAATCAGTTAGCGGTACTGGATGAAGCTCAGGAGAATGGAGCTCGTAGTGCCGCCGTACTTGCCGCTCAGTTGAGAGCTGGTTCAAAAGCTTCTGATGAAGAGAAGCAAAAAATAGGCGAGTTAACTGGTCGCCTTTTCGACATGAAGACTGGGGTAGAGACTGGATCAAAAAGCCATGGAAAATGGAAAACCAGTATGCAACAAGCTGGTTATCAGGTTCAGGACTTTATTGTACAGGTTCAAGGTGGGCAATCTGCGCTTGTAGCATTCTCACAGCAGGGTTCGCAGTTGGCGGGGGCGTTCGGACCCGGCGGCGCGGTTATTGGTGCCGTCATTGCATTGGGTACAGTCATCGCTGGTACGCTGATTACATCTTTAAATGGCGGCAAAAACGCCATGGATGCACTTAAAGATGCAGCAGAGGCAATGGATAAGGTTATTACCGTTTCCCAGAACGGGGTAGCCGCTCTGTCAGATAAATATGCTCTGCTGGCCAAGACGAATGCTGAGGTTGCTACGCTGATGCGTAACCAAGCGCTTCTTGAATACAACGAGGCGATCAACAAAATCCCGAAAGCGATTAGCGATGCTTCCAGCTCACTTCTCTCCTTTGGTGACAAGGCGCTCTCTGCATTCTCCGGAGGCTACGCTTCGGTTGATGGATTTAACGATCGCCTTTCTGCCCTGAATATCACGACTGATGATTACTCTCAGGCAATGAAGCAGGCTTTTGGCGCAGGACAAGCTTTCAATGCTACGACGATGAGCATTGGCAACACTGTTGGGGCAGTGGCGGATAAGTTCGGCATCTCAGAGCAGAAAGCATTCGAGTTCAGCAAACAGCTTTCGGATATTGCTAAAAACCCTACTCCAGAGGCTTTGCAACGTCTTGCGGCGGAGTTGCAGAACACACAGAGCTCTACTGAGAAAGGGCAGACGGCGTTAACAGCATTTATCGGTACGCTGGTTAACCTCTCTCGTGAGGCTGTTACTGCGAAAGGCAACGTGGCGGCGCTTAAGCAGGAAACTGACAACCTAACCTCAGGGCAGAAAAACCTCATCAAGCAGTCCGAGCGTAATCTGGCGCTATCAAAGTTGCAGGGAGAGGCTAGGGCTCGTTTGCAGGCTCAATACGCTGCTGAAGATGCAGGGTTTGCTAATGATGATCCTCACGCTAAGCAGATGGAAGATGACGCGGCCGCTACGTACAAAAATACACAGGCGCAGAAGACACTTCAGTCAGAGCATAAAAAAGGCGCTTCTCAAGCTGATTCTATTGCTCAAAAACTGGCGAACCTGAAACAACAGTCTGAACTCGCTGCTGACTCAACCAATAAACTGAGCCGTGAACAGGCGATGCTTAATGCGGAGCAGTCACTTGGAAAAGGGGCTACTCAATCGCAGATCGCGGAGGCTCGTCAATATGCAGCTGCAAAATGGGACACGGCCAACGCAATAAAAGCGCAGGCGGCAGCGGAGAAGCTTCTTCCTGAGAATAGAGAAAACGCAAGCTATAAGCAGGATATACAAGATTTAAATACAGCTCTTTCAGCTAAAAAAATTAGCCAAGAGCAATACAACCAAACAATGGAGCGACTAGAAGAATCTCATCAGGCTAATATTGCGAAAATTAGAGCGCAGCAGGCTGTTTCTCCACAGCAGGAAGCATTAGGACAAATAGACCCTGTCCAACAGTTAGCTAATGAACATGCTAAAAAGTTAGCTCTCATACAGCAGTTCGAAACTAAGAAAGGAGTGATCACAGCCAATGGACTGGCGCTGATGAATGCTGCTAACACTGAGTATGAAGCTCAGAGAACGGCTGCGCAGTGGGAGTTATTTTCTCAACAAAGTACGGCTAATCAGATGCTCGCGTCTTCGCTTGACGCACTGGGTAACAACGCATCAAGCGCATTTGCTGGGATGCTAACTGGAACAGAAAGCGTAAGCGATGCAATGCGTGGTTTAGCTAACTCTGTTGTGAACCAGCTAATAAACTCATTTGTTCAAATGGGAGTCGACTGGGTTAAGTCTGCAATTATGGGGCAAACTGCAACCGTAGGCGCGGTGGCGGCTTCTACTGCCGCGCAGACTGCTGGCATTGCCACAACAACTACGGCAGGTGCAGCGGCAGCAGCGACGCAAACAGCCGCATGGACACCGGCAGCAATGCTTGCATCCATCAGTACATTAGGTGGAGCGGCAGCGATTGGTATCGGCGCGGTGGTTGGTGCTCTCGCTATGGGGATTGCTGGGGCTCGTAAAAATGGCGGTCCAGTATCTGCCGGTTCTATGTATCAGGTCGGTGAAGGCGGAATGCCTGAAATCTTCCGAGCCAGCAATGGCAGTCAGTACATGATACCCGGCGATAATGGCTCGGTTATAAGCAATAAGGACATTTCCAGCGGTGGCGGTGGCAACATTCAGGTATCAGTCGTATTCAACGATTACACATCAGGAAGCCACTCATACGACGCACAAGCATCGCAAGATGGCAACAATCTCACCATTCAGGCATTTGTCATGGATATGGATAACAAAGGGCCTATGCAGCAGGCGATAACCCGCAATACTACAGCAACTTCACGCGCCACAGGGGGCTAAGATGGCTATTCCATATCCTGACTGGCTGCCACTGGCGCAGAAGTCTGACAAAAGTCCGGCGACAGATACTGGATTCAGAACAGATCAGCCACTTGCCGGTGCGCCAATCTTCCAGAAATTAACCGACGATTTAAAAACGTCGTTCTCTCTAAAGTGGATATTCACGTTCACACAGCACCGCGCCTTTATGCAGTGGCTGCGCAGCCCTAACTATCTCGATAACTGTAACCAGTGGTTCTCAATGCGGTTGAACAATGGCACCGGAGACACAGGCATAGAATTGCAGGAACTGCACTTTACTGCGTGGCCAACATGGAACCAGACGGGAAATATTTTCACATGGTCGGGGAATGTCATCTGCCGGAAGCTTAATAACGCTGATGATGAGTTTGACGACATCATTGTCGAGCTGCCACCGCCGTGGGATAGCTGGCTGGATATTATCGTCACTGGCTATCCTGATGACCGTGATCCGGAATCATTACCGAGGGTGCCGTAATGCCAACACTGCGAGAGTATCGGGCCCAGCGTCCGAACCGGATAATCTACGAGACTATTGAGTTTCATCATGCTTCGTTTGGCAGTTTCTATCTAGTCAATAACCAAGTTTTCCCGAAGACGCTCGGCGGCGTGGAGTATAAGCCATGCCGATTTGAGCTTTCGGAAAGTCAGCAAAGCAGCACACCAATCATCGATTCAACGATTAAGTTCAGTCGTTTGGCGCAGGACTTTAAGCAACAGTTGAAGGTCTGGCGTTCGTATAGTCGCATTTCACCGATCACAGTTACCTATCGGCTGTTTGACTCTAAAGACATGACAATAGCGATCAAGGAGTGGCAGTTATACGTTAAAGACTGCTCTCTCGATGCTGATAACGTCAACGTCTCTTTATCAATGACAAACCCGCTCAATACTAACGTGGCGTTGCTGTATGACCCCGCGGAGTGGCCCGGTCTCGAAATCGGATAAACAATGACTAAATCTGAATTTATCAAACGGATGATAGGCGTTACGTGGGCTAACCGCGCCTGCTCGATGGAGGCCTGCGACTGCTGGGGCCTTGTTGCGCTGTATTACAGGCATGTTCTCGGCAAAGAAGTGCATCACAAGGCAGGGTATGAAAGTAACCGTGATTTCCTTACCTGTTATCGCGAAGAAGTGGTGTTTTGGCATCGGGAGCCAATCCCAGTAGAGGATGGCATTTTTGTTGGCTACGTGGGGCGTAGGGCGGAGCATGTGGGTTTAGTGCTCAACGGTATGGCATTACACAGTCGCGGACTTAATGGCTCTGTGAGGCTCGACAAGCTGCGCGTAATGGAAAAGGTGTTCACTAAAGTGGAGTTTTATTCGTATGGCACTTCTAGAAATACAGCACTTACCCGGAGTGCCGAAGGAGAGAATTGAGCTGGCCAACGGCTCTAACTTTTACATTTGGTTGGAGAAACAAGCGTTTGATAGGGATATTGCGATCGTCATTAACGGCGTGCTGGCAGATGAGGAAACCGAGCTTTCATTTAAGTTAACAGAACTTCACCGCATCCAGATATTTAATCAGCCACGTAGCATCGTCAGCGACATTCTGAGCCCCGTTTTCAAACTCGTTACCAAGGTATTCTCATTTTTAGCACCCAAGCCTTCATTCTCGTCGGCAGCAGATAACAACGCCAAAGAGAGCCCAAACAATAAGTTGACCGGTCAAACAAATATCGCCCGCACATATCAAGCTAGACCTGATATTTATGGGCAGGTTCGCTCATTCCCCGACTTGATCCAGCAGTCTATGTTCGAGTTTACTGACAACATCAAGTACGTCACCGAGTGGATGAACTTCGGGATCGGGCAATATACGGTTGAGAGCGTACGATATTCAGAGTCCAGCCTTGGAGCTATCGCCGGAGCAAGTTACCAGTTTTACCCTCCCGGTACCGTCATTCCAGAAATCATTCAGGGATTCGAATTTGACGATGTAGATGGGCAAGAAGTATTGGGGCCAAACGAAGACAATAGCGAGCAAGTCGCTACGGCAACAACGAATGATGTCGTGTCAGGTACGATTACTGGCACATCCGCCGCGGTTAAAATCGTGCAGTCATCTGATTTTGATTACTTCTATGACATCCCTAAGCCACTACCAGTGCAAGTTACCGTCAACGTAACACGTCATTTAGCATCCGGTGATGTTACTGAAAATGTCACGTTTTCAGCGTCATTAGATGCTGCGACTGAGTCAGATGATGGAGCAGTTATCGACCCAGTTAAATACTTCACTTTCCAACTTTCATCAATCAACAGCCCAGTCGAGATACCATCTGGTTCGACTATCAACAACACGATATTCACGCTGACTGAAAACAAAGGGAATATCTCGGGGCCATACTTCGCGGCGATTGAAGGCGATGAGTTGTGGGTGCATCTGCAAGCGCAGCTTGGTAAGCGAGAAGGCGCTGACTTCTTGTTGGAGTATTGGGCTGTGAATGACGATAACGACAGAATTTCACCGACCTATAGCTATTCTAGCTTTGTATTCAACGCAAGTTACAATCGCGCTGATTATATATATGGCACATTCAAGTTCACGCCGCCGTACGGTAAAGCGCGGTATGCATTTCAGTTGCGTAAGACTAATAACAGTTCTGACAGCAACCTTCTGCAGATCGCCGAAGCTCACTCAGTAACACGCCGCAAAAATGTGACATATCCAAATGACACGCTTGTGAAAGTCACGGTGCGCGCCACGGAACAAGCCACCGGCTCACGCGATCGCAAATACAACGCACTCGTTACACGTCACACAATCAGCTATGACATAAACACTCGCACAGTTGATTATACGCTTAGACCTTCACGCAGCTTTGCTGATGCTGTCGCGCATGAGTGGCTAGTGATAGGGAAGCAGCCAGCAGACACGATAGACCTGTACGAACTCTACAGCATCTATCAGTCATTGTCTGACTCACGGCTTGGATGTTTCGACTATACGTTTGACGACGAGGATATCTCACTCGGTAACCGTGTAGAGACTATCTGCAACGCGGCTAGGGTGATCGCGTACTGGGACGACGGCGTTCTGACGTTCGCCAGAGATGAGCGCAAAGAATTCCCTTCGGCGGTATTCAACCGCGCCAACATTGTCGCTGATGAGTACAAAATCAGTTACGACATGACGATGCCGGGTGGATACGACGGTGTAGAAATTGAGTATGTCAGTCCGAAGACAAACAAGAAGACCTACATTCGGTATCGCATTACGGACACAGGGATTGTCGAGCAAGCTGCCTTATCACCGTTGAAGATATCGCTTAGTGGTTGCCGAAACGAGTATCAAGCTAGAGATAGGGCGCTTCTGGAAGTTAACCGGCTTATCAGCTCACGCATGAAGATGAACATGAAGACGCTGGCAGACGGTGAGTATGTTTCGCCGGGGGAAATGATTGTTGTCGCCGATACTTACGACACAAACCAGCAAGCTGGCTACATCGTTGCGCGGAACGGAAATGACTTTGATACGAGCGAGCAAATTAGCTTTGCTGGCGACATGTATGTCAGGGTAACAGACTCGATCGGCAACTCTACGGACAAAATCAGAGCATACCCACGCTCAGACACAACGTTTGGATTTACGGCCGCGGTGCCGAACATCACACTCAATATCTTCGACGGCTACAACGTTCAATCCCCATCACGCTACGTAATCGCCACAACCGCAGAAATGGAGGCCATGCGATGGCGAGTATCAGACAAAAAACCCAATTCAGACGGAACGTTTTCACTGACGTGTGACGAGTATTTCGACGCGAAACCAGACTACAACGTCTAAACCAATACCAACTATCAATAACCCAGCCATAGCGCTGGGTTTTTTTATGGAAAAATTATGACTACTACACCAACCAATCTGCCAGTCCCAAGTGAATCAGCCCGTGACCTGAAATTTAACGCAGGGAAAATAGACGAGTTCGTTACCTCGCTTGCCCTGCAATACATTGACCGATTTGGCGGAAAGCATTACACGATTGAAGGTTTACGCAAGCTAGCTTTCGATGCCATTAGTGGCTTTGGCTGGATATTGGTTGAATCATTTGAAGATGGAGCAACGCTGACGCTGCCAAACCAAGCGCTGCTTTGGGAATCAAATGGCGAGTATTACCGCTGGGCTGGAACATTGCCAAAAACGGTACCTACCGGATCAACCCCTGACTCTACGGGGGGAGTGGGGCCTGATGCATGGGTAGGAATTGGGGATGCTGCGTTAAAAACAATGCTGGCCACTTCTGTCGGCTCAAGCATGATTGGCATGGCAGCAGGCGGAACATTAGATCAGGTGATCCAGTACGTCACTCCTGAGCAATTCGGCGCGATAGGTGATGGCACCGTACATCCACTTTCCGAGCGTTATTCAACTCTTGCTGCGGCACAAGCCGTTTATCCATTCGTGACGGCGTTAACTCAGACTATCGATTGGGCTGCATGTCAGAAGGCTGACAGCTATTCACGTGGTAAATGCGTAGTGCGATGCCCATACGCTCGTTATCACTTCGGATCATCAGATTACCTTTCGCTCGGAATAAACAGCAAATGGTATGGGGTGGAAAATACTCCTTTATCCATGTTGTTTGGCACTACGATGATACGTACCAAGCCTTCTGTAAAACCAAGCTTCGGTCAGGACTCGGTTGTGCGCGTGATGAATGCAAGTGATGCCGGCAGCTCAGATGAGTTTGTTCGTGGGGTTGAGTTTATAGGAATCCAATGCTCGCGAGGTGTGGATAGACGATCTGCTTCTAAATATGACGGCACTATTTGTTTTCATGCAAATATGGCAATGAAGGCAAAAATTGGTGTTTCAGTGTCGGGAGGGGAGTACGGTGCTTACGGTTATGTTTGTTGGGGGATGACCGGGTACATCAAATATGATTCATGCCATAAAGCAATTTGGTTTGATGCAGCATCGCCAACTCCAGAGTTTACGCCGTCAGCAAGCTCAGCGCTTACTAGTATGGATTTAAGAATAGAGGGAGATGCCTCTCCATTCGGGATAACCCTTAGAAGATGCAAATACAGCAAATTCCATGGATTTATTGAAGGGGTTCTTGCAAATAGCACGTACGCTAACTACGACTATACGAATGAAACCGCCATTGCTATGACCTGCTATGGATGTGACAGTATTGACTTCACAGAGATGGGTATAGAGGCGTGGCAAGGAATACACTCATATGTTAACTCGGCAACCGTAAGTGTAAACATGTCATGGACTCAAGACTACAAGCTTCTTAATACCACAGGAAAGCATGGGCCATACCAATCACTGTCTACTTTAATGGGCACAACTGAACTTTTTACAATCCCGTCAACTAACAACTCATATTACTATGCCTTGAGCACGCTAAATGCGTGCTTTGCCACTCTCAGAAATATGACAGGTGATATGTCTACTAGCGAGTTTGCTAACACATTCCTCGTTACCACTGATGCAAATTCAAGGTTCTGTTTGGAGAACTGTGGAATATATTTTGGTTCATCCCGATTGATTCATCCAAGCAATGGATTCTGGTCAAACATTAGTTTCATTAATGATGGATTTTTCAAGGATTATTTCTCACCTGCAAACTTCACGTGGGTTGGGAATGGTAGATCACAATCCAGCTCGTGGGCTCTAGCGCAGATTGGGGCGACGGGGCAGGTTACGCTAACAGCTCCAACAGGATGGAGTCTAGTAGACTTTAGTACCCACACGTTGGTTGGATCAAACACACAGGCGGGTAGCGCAGGAATAATCGGGCTAGCTTCTGCTCCAACATCAAGCTCAGTAACGCTACAAACAAACTTCTCAGGAACATCAGGCACCTATAGTGTTTACTATAAGTTAATAGTAGTAATATCAAAATAAAGCCCCGCAAGGGGCTATTTTAGCGTTACGTATATATCCTTGCCAGATGTGATGTTGAAATACCTGCTGGAGTGTAAAGTGTCACCACTGATTTCGGTGTTCGAACTTTTTCCCATCTCAGCATTTATCCCATAATGTTTCAGCATTATCATTCCTGACCAGTTATACAACGGCATAACCATCAACTTAAGGGAAGGGAATCTCTTAAATTCCATGTCAGTAGCGACAGCGGTAGATATCTGGCCAGAGATATACACCTTTTTGCCATCCAGCTTAGAAGGCAACGAAGATGCTATATCATAAAAAACCTTATCCTCTAGTGAGCGCTGAAGCTTGCTTGCATTCCCATATGCAGACGAGTAAGACAAGGAGAACATTACCGGAATAATGCATGCGATAGTGGTGATTCTTTGGGATGAGAGCATGGATGCTAGGTAGCCAATTAGCAGCATAAACCCAGACAAACCCATCATTACGCGAGGAGCAACCACTGTCTTGTCGACGAAGATAAATGGTCCGACAATGGAGAATGCTGTAACTGCAATACCGAGCACCATAACTGCAAAGCCAATGGTTTTTGATAATAAAGAATAATCAGACCTTGCAAGCCTGTAAGCTAGCATTATTAAACCAAAAATCGCAACTGTAAGAGCTAGGAACCAGGCCATGTAAAACGAGTCATTCAGCAGGCTTGAGGCAATATTCCAGAATCTCTCAAAGTTGTAAGACAGACTTTTAACCGGGTCATCAGCCTTCACAACAAGATCAGAGTGGACATTCTTAGACAAGAAGAATGGAGCGACACCCTTCATGTAGATTATCATTCCAATGATTGCGCTGACTGCTCTTTCAGCAACCATTCTCAATACATCTGTTCCGCTTCTTTTGCTGTAAAGAACGTAAGCTATCTCTATAGCGCACAAAGAAAGAAACACATTTATAGTCGCTTGATAAAGACTTAAGGCAAGCACAAGACACGCAGCCCCAAATAGTAACCTAACCGCCAACTTAAAAGATGAAGCCAGTTTAGAGTAAGGTAATGCGGCAAGGAAAACGCCAAGCATCATAGGGAAGGAGTCAAAGTGATAAGAAAGGTTTTGAAGGAAGAAAGGGCTTAATGAAAATAAAGAAAAAACTAAGCCAGATGCAACACCGCGGCTGACTGCAAACCGACAATAAAGCATGACAGAAGACGCGCCAAGTAATGCGCCAGCCAATATCAGAGATAATGGGAAAGAATCGACAACAAATCCTGACCCAAACCCAAGAGACATGACAACAACATCAGATAAAGGTCGACCAAGCACGCCCCAGTATGCCTCACCATTAGCCGCTCTGAGTATATCGTCCTGATATAAAACACCTGAAAGCATGATTGGCAATACAAAGAGTGCTGTAGTCAAAACAATTACCCAGCATCCGCTATCAAATTTATTCAACTTCAACATTTTTATTCCTTTGCTTGAGAATAAATCTCGGGCGCTGCTTCGACTCAACATAAATCCTGCCAATATACTCACCAAGAACGCCAATACCGATCAATTGAACACCGCCTAAGAATAAAATTGCTGTCATCAAAGATGGATACCCCGGAACAGGGTTTCCCCAAATTAGCTTGTCAATAATCATCCATGCGGCATAAATAAATGCGAAAGCAGAAACACCGAGTCCAATATAAGTCCAGATACGGAGTGGGAACGTAGAGAAGCTTGTTATTCCCTCGAGGGCAAGGTTCCAGAGCTTCCAGCCGTTGAACTTAGATTCTCCCGCACATCGTTCGGCCCGAGAATACTCAACCACTTCAGTTTTACCACCAACCCAAGAAAGGATACCCTTCATGAACAGGTTACGCTCTGGAAGCTTCTGAATATTTTCGACTGTCTCACGAGACATCAGCCGGAAGTCACCCACATTCTCTTCGATTTTCGGCGAGCTGATTTTGTTGTGGAGTTTATAGAACATTTCAGCAGATTTACGCTTCAGATGCCCGTCTGTAGATCGGTCTGTGCGCTTGGCTAGAACCATATCTGCGCCATTTTTCCACTTCTCAATAAGGAGCGGGATGACTTCAATAGGGTCTTGCAGGTCGACATCAATTGGAATGACTGCATCACCAGAAGCATTGTCAAGCCCAGCAAATAGAGCAGGTTCTTTTCCGAAGTTTCGCGTAAAGTTTAAGGATTTAACGAGTTTATCTGAAATAGATAGTGCATTAATAATGTCTTCTGTTGAGTCTTTACTTCCATCATTGATAAAGACAATCTCAACGTCATACGCTTTTAGCGGCTCATATTCGCGAACTGCTTTATAGAAAATAGGTATCGTGTCCTCTTCATTGAAGACAGGAACAACCAACGAGATTTTCACTGCTTTTCACTCCGGAAAACGATGAATTTAGAATAGAAGAATCCACACACAAGGCTGATAGCCGAGAAGGCAACCAGTGTAAATATTGGGGGGAATCCACACGCTTCAGATGCCCATCCCGTAGCGACGCTTAGCCCCCCCATGAACCCGATATAAAGCATATATCGCATGGTCGTAGTTTGAGCCTTGAATGTGAATCTGGCGTTTGCAAAGAAAGAGAAGGTGACAGCAACACAGAACGCAGCAAAGTTGCTGAGGGCTTGATCATCCTTAACGCCATAGAAAATTATGGCAAAAACCATCCAATGAATGGCCGTGTTCACAACACCCACAGATATGTATCTGGAAAAAAGCTTAAGCATTTGTCAATAAGAGTAATTATTAAGTGATGGCAGAGTTTAGCATTTGAGAGACTTCTGATCAGCTATTGATCGTTAGGTTGCTCACTCATGAGGAAGATATGGGGTCTATCGTTCGTTTTGTACGCTGAATTTTTATTTCTTTCCTAATCAGAACCTTCCCAGATACTCCTGCCTACACCCTTCACAACTGCCTACTACCGTATAGAAATTAGATGCGCAAGCAAAGGCGGGCACGGTACATTGCTTGCATAATATAGGCGCAAGAAACACCATCACTTATGATGGGTACCATTGGGTTGGGGCGGTGATTAACGGTAGCACTTCTGGTAAGTTGTTTGCCAAAGCTACTGATGGTTCTACAATCACACTCCAAACCGGCCAAACATCAACTGCATACTCTCTATTCAGTCGGTTAACGCTGCAGATAATAAAATGAAACGGGTGATGATTTGTTAAAATAAATGTTTATAATTCGAATATCTTTAAAACAGATTAGGCCGTGATGTGAAGAGTGTAAAATTAGATAGCATACAGTTCTTAAGAGGGGTAGCTGTTCTACTTGTGATAGCTTTCCACTTCAGACAGTACCTTAACAATGTCTATGCTCAGACGGATCTCGGTGATCGCCTATTTGGTCTTGGTGAAGTTGGCGTAGACATATTTTTTGTAATTAGCGGGTTTATTATTACATACTCTACTTTAAACAGGGAGAGAAACACACCTTTAGAGTTTGGGATAAAACGTTTTTTTAGGCTGTATCCAGTTTTCTTGTTAACGCTTCTTTTCTTGATAGCATTTGATAGCGCACTTAATGCAACTGCAAGTGATATTGTAAAGAGTTTATTGCTAATACCGAAGGACTATAATTTCATTGGTCCGTGGTACGGGTATAATATAAATCTTCCGGCGTGGACTCTAACTTATGAAATCCTATTTTACGTGATATTTTTTGTTGCGTTATTTATAAGTCATAGAAATAGAACTTTTGTTTCAATAGCGCTGATAATATTAATCTGTTGTTCCTCGCAACTATATTTTAGAGGTTTTTTACAGATTGACCCTATCACTAGGGATGCTGGGGGTGATTCTGTAATGCGTAATCTTACATTTATCTCCAATCCGATAATATATGATTTTATTTATGGGATGATAATCGCTGAGATATTTATAAGGATTGATGTAAAATACCTTAATAGAACCATGGTAAAAGTTTTCCTCATGTCAGTTTTTTGGATTTCCGTCGCGCTTATAATTTCTGGATTTAACCGTGGTGCTGGTATAGAGAGGTGGGGGCTTTACTCATTTTTACTTGTTTGTTCAATCGTTCTTTTATCGAAAGTAAAAGATATATCGTTTGGTAGTTTTTGGATAATGATGGGTGAGATGTCATATTCACTTTACATAAACCACATGATTGTAAAAAAACTATCAGGGATATACCTGCGTGATCTCGGTATTTACAAAGCAAATGGTGGTGCAACATTATTTATAATTTTGTTTATCCTAACATTTGTAATGTCTTACATAACATATCATCTTATTGAAAAACCAAGCGTAAGAGTTGGACATAAACTAGCCGAAAAAATAAGAGCTAAAAGACAGCTTAAAGTTGAATGTGAAGCATAA